GATCTTCAGAGAAGCTACCCAGGGCCTTTTGACTTAGCATATTCACATTGGCCTGGGTACCGCACGTTCGCGAGATCTCAGCGGTCTTCTTTGCGAAGAAGATCTTGTCTCCATCAACTCTAGTCGTACGGAACTTTTGGGACCTTAGCCTTTCGGCATCGGCCCACGAGCCCGTGGTAGATAGAGCTGCGCGATATAGAGCTACTAGATAATCGGAGTTTGCATAGGATAGGTCGCCGTAAAACAGCTTCGTTACCATGCAACTAGCGTCTGCCTTTTGGGCAGCGCCAGGACCGACATCCATCGATTGACGAATATAGTCAAGATTGAAGTCTTGACTTACCGGGTCGGATAGATCCGGATCGGCAGTCGATATATCGCAACCCACTGTTGAACCTAGGCATTTTCTGAAATTATCTTTGAGATAGTCCCAGAAATAGTCTTCAGCCAACGACTCCGCTACGAATCCTTTCCAGCGGCCGATGCGCTCGTTAACAGCCAAGAATTTCTTCAAGGCTGCTTCGTCTGCATCACCGGTTCCGCCGGTAGGATAAAGCTTCTTAAGAAAGCTTGTAGAGAGGGCGACACGTGCGGCAAAACTAGGAGACATATCAGAACGATAAGTCCCCGAGCCAGCCTCCGTGCCGACGCATAGGTCCAGATGAAGGACACTTGACAAGTCAGGACAACTTTCCATGACTGTTTAGCGTCTAGGCTAGTGATACGTGATCTGACCAGTATTGGCATACTGGAACTTGATCTAGTCGTAAGACTAGATCGAGCCCTGATATGTCGACAGCCCGAGACCCGAACTTTGCTCCCAAAGGGCACCAAAGTGTAGGGAACAGGCTGCCTTCACATTGGCAGCATCGTACGTTTCCGCACCGGCTGGGACGTCGATTGTGGTCGTGATGACCATGGTTCGAGCGGCCTGACCGGAGAGCGGGATAACACCCTTACGGGTGATCACTTTCAGCCGATTCATCGGAACGTTCTTCAGCATTCCCGTAACCGGATTGACCGGGCCGAGAATCTGAGGATTCGCTGGACGAAAGATTGCCAGGGTGAAAGGAATCGAGAGGGCGTGAGCAATCGCGCCGACTTGAGTCCCTCCAACACTCGAAATGGTCCACTGCTTTGCATTCGTGGGTGCATTATCTGCACTCAGAGTGTAAGTCGGGGACGTAAACGAGAGTTGGGAACCGCCCGCAACGGGCGAGGTGGGGTTAAATGCCATTTTGTTTCTTCCGAAGGAAGGTTAACGAAAGGTCCACAGTTGGACCGACTCACAGAGTTAGTAAGTTCCCAATTTACTAACCTCTGCGCGGTAGTTTCCAAACGTTATTACGTTCCATTGAACGAAACTCGTTCATGACGGCCAAGACGTTCAAATACTTCGAAATGTTATCACCAGGGTGAAACATACGAAATGAAGGAACGCCAAGGCTATCGATAGGAACTTTACGACGTTTGAAAGTGGTGCGACGAGTAACAGAGTTACCAAAAGCACCATCAAAGCCGAGTACGTTACCAGACTGTAAGAAAGCAATGGATCCATTGGGATTTTCTCCTAATGTATTGATGATACAAGAGCTTTCGCTCTTGATCATCTTGACACAAAACTTAAGGTCGACTGTTGAGGTCGTGCCTGCGGTAATGATGTCTCCAGTGTTTGTGATATAGTCAAGTAGCCATGAGTATGGCATGCACTCGTAGATGGAAGGTATAAAGCTTTCAAGGTTAAAACCGAAAAGGCTCTTTACTTTTCCAACACGGTCCTGGGCGACAGTGGTAGCCTTATCCAAGAACCCAATGAACTTAACTCCTTGCTCGGTAGTGCGTGACTCTCGCTTTTGGTAAGTGAGGGCCATGTCACCAACGATCTTAGAGATAAGAGGTTCCGAGACGTAGCTGCTAGATTGGTTGGCAGTCCCAACAATGCGAGTTCTTTCGACCTCGTCAATGCGGGACAGCGCTTCGATGGCATCGTTGATATCAGATATCAACGGTTTGACACCGAACACCCACTCTAGGTAGGACCTGGTAATTACTTTACTCCATTCCGTATCCCTAGCAATACGCTTCAGTCGAGACAGCCTTGCTCTTTCTTTGTTTAGAGCTCGATAAGTCTTAACTGTAACGTTAGTAAGGGCCTGGAAAGGATTACGTAACATCTGGATCGTCTGAGCACCCTCTCCAATTACTTGGAGAGATTCTAGCTGAGTCCTACTCTTCCGCAAGGATTTGTAGAAATTAGCTAGGGCTTTCGACGTCAGTTCTGTCTCACTATCAAACACGTGATCGAATGGCCCTGCAGGAAACAAGGTTCCCTGAAAGGTATCCGTGTACACGACGTTGCTACCTTGGAATTTAATGTTCGACGCTGTAAACTGTCCAGCGTAGTTCTTTCCAGAGTAGGCATCCAGAGTATACTCGCTCGTGGCTTCAGAGCCCTTGGCGATTAGTTCTTTGAATGCAGGTACTTTTCCCCCAGACTTGTCACTGATAAGGTCGACTTTCGAAGACCTATCGTCAGTCGCGATGTATCCATCAGAGCCCACACGAGTGTGGATCTGAGTATAAGCGACTGGCGTGACAATTAGTGGCATAAGACTCTCCTAGTGAGTATAAAAACTAGCGAAGGGCCAGGTG